GGTGGTTTGATGGCATAAAGTCTCTAGTCTCAGCCGGGGAAACGGGTTTCTCTCTGGGGCACGCGCTCTGACTTTTCAGCGTTTCCCGCATGAATCATAAATCGATGAAAGATATGGCGTACTTGGCGTGGCTGCATTTCCTCCCATGCGAGGTAGCGGGCTCGCCCGGCTCCCCGTGTAGCGGTCAAGTCCAAGCGCATCACGTCAGGGTGCTCGGCGGTCCTCGGGATGATCGACGGGCGATTCCGCTGTGTGGGGCGCACCATTTGCATGATGCCGGCCGGGATGCGATACACCGTTTGGGGCGCCGGGGATTTGAGCGGCGCTTCGGGGTGGATCTGGAAGTCCTCATCGGGCGGTTGAATCGAAAATATCTGGCTACGCGACCGCTGAAAACACAATGGCGACAAAATCAAGCAACAGCAGCTTAACGCGCCAACTCAAGGATCTGGCGGCGGAAATCCGTGAGCATGAGCGCGAAGCGCAGGCAGACTTCAAGTCCGCCTTGACGCACAAGATTGAGATCGGCAATCGGCTGATCCAAGCGAAGGAACTCCTGCCGCATGGCGAGTTCCTGCCCTGGGCTGAGCGGGAATTCAGGTGGGATGAACGGCACATTCGGCGACACATGCAACTGTGGCGAAACCGGACACGCGTGTCCGGTTTGCCACCCGAGGCGAGCCTGCGGATGGCCTTGGCCGCCATAAAAGAAACCCGAGAAGAACGCAGGATAAATGGCCGGCCAACGGCGACCGAGACAGCCGTTGTACTCCCGGCGACCGTCGAGTTGATGCAATCAAGTGCGGCGGATTTGATCTCCAAAGTGGCGCCGGATTCTGTCGATGCCATTATCACAGACCCTCCATATTCCGAGGAGTACCTGTCTGTCTATGATGATCTGGGTAAGCTGGCATTGGGCGTACTCAAGACCGGCGGTTCTTTACTGGCGATGGTGGGCCAATATCATCTTCCGGCTGTGATCGTTTCCTTGTCGCGCTACCTCTCCTACCACTGGATGCTCGCTTATTTGACCCCGGGCGGCCAAGCGCCGCAAATCTGGCCACGCCATGTGAACACGTTTTGGAAGCCGGTCCTGTGGTTCGTCAAGGGCGAGTATGACGGACCATGGGTTGGTGATGTTTTAAAGAGTGCCGTAAATGACAACGACAAGCGCTTCCATGACTGGGGCCAATCGGAAAGCGGCATGGCCGATATCATGGAGCGCTTTACCGCGCCTGGGGAACTGATACTTGATCCGTTTCTCGGCGGCGGAACGACTGGCGTGGTGGCCGCGCGATTAGCACGCAGATTCATTGGGGCAGATCTTGACGTGGAAGCCGTCCGGGCTTGCGCGGGCAGGCTTGCGCAGTCCTAAAGACAACATGGGCGTTCGGCCCGAAAGATCCGGCTGGCGAGATCAGGAACTAAGTGCGCGTCATCGCATGTGGGGCTGGGATTGCCCGATGCTGGATCTCGATTTCGTGGGCCTGGAATTTGAGACTGGCAAACCTGCCTGCTTGGTCGAATATAAGAATGAACAAGCCCCACTTGGAGATCGGAAACAGTTGGCGTATCAAGCGCTAATTGAACTCGGGGACGGGTATCGGACTGGTATCCCGGTCTTGGCGGCTCGATATGCAAGTGATTTCTCCTGGTTTCGTGTAACTCCATTGAACAAGAAGGCCAAAGAATTAGTCCCCCGCCAAACGGTCATGAGCGAGGCCGATTGGGTGGCGCTATTGTTCCGCATTCGCGGAAGGCAAATACCGCCGTTGCTGTTGGGAACGCTTCAGAACGGATGTTGAATCGACAGTGGCAAAGCGAAAAGCAAAAAGCGGCGTGAACGGCGGCAGCATCGTCTCCCAGGAGTACGAGATGGTTCCGGTGGGGGCGCTCACGCCGAACCAACGCAACGCCAACCAGGGCGACTTAGGCGCCGTCCTCGGGAGCATCAAGACGAACCGCTTCTATGGTGCCGTGATGGCCCAGAAGTCTACCGGCACCATCATCGCCGGGGAGTATCGCTGGCGGGCGGCGCAAGAGGCAGGGCTTGAGGTCGTACCGGTGATCTACCTGGACGTGACCGACGCCGAAGCCCAGCGGATCATGGTTGCCGACAATCGTACCACGCGGCTTGGCCTTGACGACCCGCTGAAAATGTCCGAACTCCTGAACAGCATCATTTCCGACTTCGGGGACCTGGAGGGGACCGGCTACGACCGGGAGGATTTGGATCAGATCATCGCGGACTTGGGGGATGCAGCTATCGGTCTAACCCCACAAGTTGCGGAAGCGACGCCTAACGCCTCGCTTGCTGATCGGTTCGGCGTGCCTCCGTTCTCGGTCTTGGATGCTCGGCAAGGCTACTGGCAGGCGCGGAAGAAGGCATGGTTGGCGCTCGGCATCCAATCCGAACTCGGCCGGGGGGGGGCGTGAACAGCCAGAGCAAGATGTCGCTGGAGTTGGCCGGAGGATTCCAAAACCACCCGGCGCATCGCGGGATGAATCTGTCTGGGGGGGGGGCAACGGCGTGCCCCGGCGGTAGCCCCCGGCCCGCCTGCGACTACAGCCAACGTCAACGCGGCGACGGGCAGGGGCGGCCAATAACATGACGCAAGGCAGGCAGGCAGGCAGGCAGGCAGGCAGGCAGGCAGGCAGGCAGGCAGGCAGGCAGGCTCTAACCCTCGTGGCCTTGCGCGGTGCTTCGGACAGGATTTGATGAAAGGTGAACACGTAGTGGGGGGGGATGGAACGCATGGGCCGTGGGACGCCTATTCGCACGATGACGACGTGAGCCGCCGCAATGCGGCGGCTCAACCGCAATCGGGAACATCCATCTTCGACCCGGTTCTCTGCGAGCTTGCCTACCGCTGGTTCTGCCCACCAGCCGGGACCGTGCTTGACCCGTTCGCGGGCGGCAGCGTGCGTGGCATCGTCGCGTCGAAACTCGGACGGCAGTACATCGGCGTGGACCTTTCCGAGCGACAACTAGAGGCCAACCGGGAACAGGCCGCAAGGCTATGCGGAGAGCCGATGCCGGTATGGATTGCCGGGGATTCGCGGCAAATCGCGGCGGCCTGCGATGGCGTTCAAGTGGATCTGGTTTTCTCGTGTCCGCCCTATGCGGATTTGGAGATCTACTCCGACGACCCACGGGATATCTCGACAATGGGGTACGCGGATTTCCTGAAGGTATACCGGGAGATTATAGCGGCTTGCATCGGGATGCTCAAGCAGGACCGCTTCGCGGCCTTCGTGGTCGGAGATGTTCGCGACCCGAAGGGATTCTACCGGAACCTACCCGGTGATACCGTGGCGGCTTTCCAAGATGCAGGGGCACGGCTTTATAACGAGGCCATGCTCGTGACTTGCGTCGGTTCGCTTCCGATTCGTGTAGGCAGGCAATTCGCGGCGGGCCGGAAGCTGGGCAAGACCCACCAAAATGTGCTCGTGTTCTGCAAAGGGAACCCCAAGCGAGCAACCGAGGCCGTGGGGCCGGTCGAGTTCGGGGATGTCGAGGGCGTAGATTCAGAGAGCCTCATTGCTGTGGGAGCCTAATGTATGCTCGCCTCCTCGAAAGAACTAGCGTCGGAGCACGGTATTACCCCCCGGATGGTGAATATCTTCGCGGCCCGCGCCCGATTGCGGCGCACGCGGGGGAAGTTGGACCGGGAGGCGTTCCTGGTGGCGCGGACCCGGTATGTCAATCCGACACAGCAGGCGAACGGAATCAAGGGCGGGCGGCCGGCGAAGGTAGAGAAAGCGGCGTCGCCCGTGAAGCAAATAGCGCAACCCAGGCAACCGGCGCAACCCGGGCCCGCCGCGGCGAAGCCCAGGAGAGGGCAGGAGGATAATCGCTCACTCTCGGAGGCGCAGCGACACCGGGAATGGATCAGGGCGAAGAAGGAGCAGTTGCAACTTGACAAACTTGATGGTCAACTGATCGACCGGGATGACGTAGAGCGCAACTGGGCTGACATCGCAATCCGAACCAAAAATGCCGTTATGGGCATCCCCGCGCAGATCGTGAATCGCTTGCCGGCAGAATGGCGCAGAGACGTGTTGATCGCGGCGGAAGACGAAACGCGGAAAGTCCTCACGGCGCTGAGTGATGAAGTTAGATCGATTTCACAGGCTGCGTAATGTCTACGCCAGCGCGATCCTGCCGCCTCCTAGTTTGCTCCTGGCGGATTGGGCGCGGCAGAAGTTCAGACTCAGTTCTGATTATTCGGCAGTTGTCGGAAACTTTGAGCCATATCCGTATCAGGTCGAGCCGCTTAATGTTCTCAGCCCATCGGACCCGTGCGAAATGATGGCCCTGATGTGTGGAGCACAGATGATGAAAACGCTCCTCATGATGATACTGCTGGGCTTCGTCATCGACGTGGAGCCGGGGCCGGTGCTGATTACGCAGCCAACTGCGGACGATGCTAAGGCATTCTCCGCAGAGCGCGTGGCCCCGATGCTGCGCGACGTTCCGTGTCTCCAGGGCAAGGTGCATGAGGCGAAATCCAGGGACTCAGGGAATACCATCCTCCAGAAACGCTTCCGGGGTGGATCTGTTGCGCTCGCGGGTACGGTTTCCCCGCGCGGATTACGGCGGCGCTCGGTGCGCTTCCTGCTCATGGATGAGGTGGACGGGTATGAGGAAACGTGCGACGGTGATCCGGTCGCGCTGGCCGCCGCCCGCACCTCGAAATTCTGGAATCGCAAGATCGCCCTGTGCAGCACCCCGACAATCGACGGACGAAGCAAGATCGCCAAAGTCTACGAGACCAGCGACCGGCGCCTCTACTTTGTCCCCTGCCCATTCTGCGGCGAGATGCAGACATTGGAATGGGCCAACGTGCGGTGGGGCTACGTGGAGAAGGGCAAAGATGGGAAGCCGGACGCCGAAGGCCGCTACATCCCGCCGGAAGATGCGCATTACCAATGCGCGGCCTGCGAAGACTTCATCCCCCATCACAGGAAATGGGAGATGCTTCGCGCCGGGGAATGGCGACGCACAAACCCAGAGGGCAAATACCCCGGCTTCCGTATCTCGCGGCTCTACTCTGCCGACTGGCCCTGGGGCAAAATCGTCACCGATCCGGCTGAGGGATGGCTGGTGGCTAAGGAAACCCCGGCGGCGCATCGGGCATTCAAAAACAACATGCTTGCCGAACTCTGGACAGAGCAAGGCGAGGCCCCGGATTACGAAAAGCTCATGAGCCGACGCGAGGAATACCGTCTCGGACAAGTGCCGCCTGGTGTAGGGTTTACCACTTGCGGCGTGGATTGCCATAAGACCTGGATGGAGGGTTACGTCTGGGGTTGGGGCCGCGGGCGCCAGAGGTGGCTGGTGGATCAATTCCGCATTGAGCACAGTCCGTTCGAGGCGGCAGCGTGGGATGAACTGACCACCCGGCTCAACCAGACCTATCGGAGGCAGGATGGCGCGAATCTCGGTATTGTGCGGATAGCGGTTGATACCGGGTTCGCTGGGAATGAGGTCTACCAGTGGGCGCGGCAGCAGGGCGGCGGTCGCGTGATGGCGGTAGACGGGCGTCAGCACCTCGCGGCGCTGGTGGTTAGCCCGACTCAGGTAGACGTGACGGTACATGGCAAGCGCATGAGGCGCGGTTGCAAGCTGTGGCCAGTAGACGTGAGCGCGTGCAAGTCGGAATTATATGGGCTGCTAGGCAAAGAGCGGTCGGCAGAAGGCGAACCGTACCCGGCAGGGTGGGTTCACTTTCCCGCCGATGTAGATGAGGAGTTTTTCAAACAGTTGACAGCCGAGTTTCTCCAGACTCATGTCGTCAAAGGCTACCGCAAGACTGAATGGGTAAAGGACCCGGCGCGGCGCAACGAAGCCTTGGATTGTAGCAACTACGCGCGCGCGGCGGCATTTGTCTTCGGCTGGGACCGGCACGCTACAGATGAGCGGTGGTGGGATTCGATGGGGGTGCGGGTTCTGCCGATTATGCCTCCAAAGACCGACGCGTCCTGCGTTGTGGCGAACGCAGAGAGTACACGCCAGCCATCTAGAGATTGGCGCGAGCAGAAGGATACTGGGCTCGGAAGCCGCCGAACTGAAAATTGGTGGAGGAGATAAAGCATGAGAGTTGATAGTAGGGCCGCCATCATTGAACGCCGATCAGAAGCGTCGCGTGCTCCGCAATGGGAATATCGGGCGGCCCGCATGGACCTTGACGCGGACCTAGGACAATTCGGCGCAGAGGGCTGGGAATTGGTAGCCGTAGTCCCGGTCCCTCATGACCCGATGACGGCGATGTATCACTTCAAACGGAGGCGCATCTAATGGCTTGGA